GCAAACTTTAATGAGTATGCATTAGCAGCGTAGGCTGTTAGGGGTTTGCCTGTACCTTGCAACAGAAACAGGCACTAGTTTCCTCTTGAATGAGGAGTAAGAGCGGTGTTGGCGGAATTGGTAGACGCTACCACTAGGTTGTCGTAAGACATACAGGTTCAAGTCCTGTACACCGTACCATAGAGGGTTAATTTAGGAAGGGGATGCCCTAAAGCGTTCCCGCCCTCATAATTAAAGGAGAATATATTATGATTGAATATTTGTCATTAGTATGGCCAGTAGTTTTACTTTTTGGATGTGCTTATTGTATTGGTTATCTATCAGGTTCTGACGCTACAAAAGAAGTTTATAATCCAGTATTAAGAAAGAATGATATTAAATGATACATTTTTGTTTTGGCAATGGTAATTCACGAAAAGGAATAGACATTGAACAATACAAAAAGTATGGTAAAGTAGTCGGGTGTAATGCAATCTATAGAGATTATACACCTGACATACTTGTAGCATTAGATTCTAGTATAAACCATGAGATTTATAGAAGTGGTTATTGTTTTGAGAATACATCTTTTCTAGGATACTGGACACCAATACCAAGTTTTATTGCTGAAACTATGTTGTTAGAACAAAAAGGTAGAGTTGATGTAGAGTTTAATGGCTGTCAAGAAGCAGTTTATCATGGTGCTGATGGTGTATTTACTTTCATGCAAGGTGTGGGTAAAAACCCAGGTACAACATATGTAACTGGCACAAAAGAAGATAAGGTACAAACTATAGAACCACTTATAAATGATTTTGCTTATGCTACAGGTACTAGATCCATTTATCTTTCATGTGAAATGGGTGCAGATGAAGTTTATATTATTGGTCATGATTTATACTCAACAGATGATAAAGTAAACAATGTATATGCAGGCACCGATTGTTATGTTAAAGAAGATGCTGATTATACAAGACCTGATAAATCAGAGAAAGACGATTTACACCACTGGATTAAACAACATAAGAACACATTTGATTCATACAAGTTTACGAAATTTTATAAAGTTAATCCTGAAGATGAATCAATTAATGTGAGAATTAAAGAATGGGAAGATTGTGAAAATTTAGAATATATAACCCTTCAAGAGCTTGACGAAAAGTTTAAAATATAGTATAATAGAACAATGATAATAACACCGAATAAATTTGCATTACTAATTGAAGATACAGTTAAAACTAAACGAATGAGTTACATGGACGCCATTATTTTATATTGTGAAAACAATGGGGTTGATCCAAGTAATACGAAAGCATTGATTAATAAAACACTAAAAGAGAAGATAGCATTTGAGGCACAAGGTCTGAATATGTTAAAAGAAAAAACAGCAAAGTTACCAATATAAGGAGACATATGTTAGAAATAATAATTATGGCATACACGATTTCAATAGTCGGCGGTATATTAATAAACGCCGCAAATATTTAACAAGGAACGAATGAATGGTTTTGAAGTATATAAAATCTATTTGGCAATCAAACTCCACTTCACAAGTAAAAACCAATCTTATGACTTTCATAAGCACAACGGCAGAACAACTGCAAGATTGGAAACATTTACTAAAAGAAGGGATAGGTATTTCTTTCATAAGCTTTCTAAATCTTATAACGATAGCAGCATTGTTAATTATTTCCTTAGTAATTTTGTTTCTAATACTAATCTATGGGTTGGTGACATCATTGGCAAAACTGGTGACGACCATTATAAAGAGTGGTCAAAGAAGTTAGAGGCATTACATTATTACTATGAACAAGACATTGATTATATACTGGAAAGAAAGATAGAGTTTGATGATATATTTACATCTAAAAATGGGCAACACCCACCAATATTAAAGATGTTTTTAGCAAGAAGAATTAATTTTGAAACCTTGATAATACTAGATGATATATTATCTTTTTCAAAACGACTAAATAAAAATATAAGTGAAAAGGTATTGTGGCCTAAAATGTATGATAGAATGATAAGATATAAACCATTTCTTACATACAATGTTACAAAATACAAAAAGACTTTGAGAGATAAACTAAAGGAGATATAATGAGTGAAGATGTAAAAGTACAAGTACATACATTAGGAGAAATAATTGTCAAGTTAGAAATGCCTAAAACATTTATTGATGAGATTAATAATGTCTTTGATGAAAAAGAAATAACAACAGTAGATTGGAGTACTCAACTTGCAGGTAAAATTAAGAAAGAAAAATTAGTCAATCATTTATTAGATGATAGTATAAAAGGCACTTTTCAAATGTGTTTTAAAGAATACCTAAAAAGGTCAGGTTTATCATTAATACAAACACATCAACCAGTTTTAGATAACGCTTGGATAAATGATATGTTTGCAGGTGAATATAATCCTGCTCACTTTCATTCAAGCAAAAATAGTTTCGTAGGTCTTTCGTCTGTATTATTTTTAAAAACACCTGATACATATGGTGAAGAAATAATCAATCCTAAAACTCCATCAAATGGACATTTAGAATTTATAGGGGGTCAACAACATTCACTAGCAATATCACAGCTTAGGTTAAGTCCTAAAGTTGGTGATTTCTTTATATTTCCATATACACTAGTGCATACTGTTTATCCGTTTAGTGGCACGGATCAAATGAGAAGAACATTATCATATAATTGTGATATACTACCTAAAGTAATGGTTAAACCAAAGGAGAACAAATGAATATTGAAGCATTAAGAGAACAATTAAAAGTAGATGAAGGTGTAAAATATGAGATATATAAAGACCATCTTGGTTACCCTACATTTGGCATTGGGCATTTGATTACAGAGGATGACCCAGAACATGGTGAGCCTGACGGCACAGAGATAAGTGAAGATAGAGTAAACGAAGTATTTGAATCAGATGTTGCTACATTTGTAAGTGAATCTAAAATACTATTTCCTAACTTAGATGAACTACCTGATGTTGCTCAACAAGTAATCGTAAACATGGCATTTAACATGGGAAGACCACGCTTATCTAAATTCAAGAATTTTATTGCTGGTGTGAATGACAACGATTGGGTCAGAGCAGCAGAGGAGATGATGGATTCCAGATGGGCAGACCAAGTAGGTGCAAGAGCAACAAGACTAAGAAATCTAATATTAACATTGGCATAGTTATGGATCAAGCAGGAAGATATACAGCAGAACATACTGTCATGGAAGCAGGCATGGAGATACGAGAACTAAAACATTTACTTCATATTGCTGAAGATAATATAGAAAAACTAAAAACAGAAATAGTGAGATTAAAGGCAGAACAGAAATTACAATTTCTTCTACATGAGGATCCAACGAGTATGGTCCTCAATTTTGATGAGGACAGAGAATTAGAGTTAGGATCGTTGGCATCTGAAAAATACAACAAATTTGACGATAAATCTCTACTAAATTCTGATGATGAAGAACCGAATAAAGAGTCATATTAGAGTGCTTGACAAAGCTTCTCAAATATGTTATAATAAGATATATGCAAAAGAAAACTAATTATTTTCTTTTTATAGTGCAAGGAAGAGGGTTTCACCAGAGGCTCGAACTTGATTGCTTAGGGGTTGTACCCAGGCATAACTTGGAAAACAAGGGGTGTCAAATTGCCGACAGGCAGAAGTAAGTGGCGTGGTATACAGATGGAATCTGATCGAAGCGCTTGGGAGTAATTCCATAGTCTCCCCTATATAAGCATATAAATAATAATGTCGATTAATACAGACACATACAAATATAATTATACAAAGGATATAAAAATATGAATACAAGTATTGCAGCGTTAAAACGCTCTAAATCAAACCTAGATACTCTAGTCAGCGAACTTTCAAAAGTTGCTGAACCTCAAAAACAAAAGAACTCATATGCTGATGATAGATTCTGGAAACCAGAATTAGATAAATCAGGTAATGGCTATGCAGTTTTTAGATTTTTACCAGCAGTTAAAGATGAAGATTTACCATGGGCACGATTATGGTCTCATGCATTTCAAGGACCAGGTGGTTGGTTTATTGAAAACAGTTTAACTACACTTGGCAAAAAATGTCCGATTAGTGAATCTAACAGTTTACTATGGAACTCTGGCGTTGAGGCAGATAAAGATATTGCAAGAAAGAGAAAAAGAAAATTATCTTATGTTGCAAATATATTAATCATTAGTGATTCTAAACATCCTGAGAACGAAGGTCAAATTAAATTATTTAAATTCGGTAAGAAAATCTTTGATAAGATTACTGAAGCAATGAAACCTGAATTTGAAGATGAGAAACCTATCAA